GCAGTAAGTTATAAAAAAGCAGTCAAATCATTTCAATCAAGTACACAGAGCAAATTTGTGAAAGTAGAATGGGAAGCCAAAAAAGGCGACATCTACGAAATGATCCAACCATTACCTTTAGGTAGAAAAATTAGACAAGCAATAATTCAACAGAAAGTTAAAGAGGCTCTTAAAGCCAAAAAACTAGCAGGAAGATAATATGAAGTTACATAAATCTTATGAAGGGCATATTTCACAACCTAAGAAAACTAGTCAGTCCGGTAAAAAAGCACGTTGTAAATTTTCATCAATGAATAAATCTAAAAAACGCAGTCACAAGTTTTATAGAGGACAAGGAAAATAATGGCTGGAATTAAAGCACGTGGAATTATTACTAATCACATAAAAAGATATCACAACGAGAGAGAAATCAAACCTTGTAGATGGATAGCAGATGGCAAGGGTAAAGGTATAATGGTTGCTCAATATAAAGATACTAGTGATCTAGTAATTGACGAAAAAGGAAATCCTATTCCTTGGAGTGGAGCCTAAACACCGTTAGCATAAACTGTAGGAGAACCACTAGTCATTTCTCCTGCATCAGTACTATCTGTAACTCTTGCAACAGGTAATCCAACAACAAAAACATTTGGTGAGCCTTTGTTTACCACAGCAACATGAGGTGCACAAGGTGGTGACGGCGGAAATGGATGCGACACTGTAGGGTCTGTTTCTCTTGCAATCAATATACCGTTAGCATACACTGTTCCTTGTTTAGGAGTGTCTAGTATAGTAGTTGCGGCACAAATATGGCCTGTTGTGAGTGAATCATCTTTTCTGCATACTTTTGGCATGCAAGTATTTATTTTATTTTGTTTTGAGTTGTTCGCTTAGTCCGGCAGGTGCAGTAACTATGCCCGAAGTTTGTTGCTGATATACATCTGAAAACTGTTTGATAGTTTTTGTAATTGTGATCACTTTGTCTTTTGTAAAGTTGTACGCTTTTTCAGGATCACCTGTAAATAGGTACTGCTGTAGACCTAAACCTTGTTGTCCCATTACTAGTGTAAGAGGTGTTTTAATTTTGTAACTATCTGTTTTTTCTTCTTCTAGTTTACCTATTAGTTCTTCACCACTTGTAAGTTTAAGTGTTACTATATCGCCGTTTTTGTATGGTGCTTCGATTAACATTATATTGTGTGTCCTGTTCCGTTATAACCTGTGTCATCAATGTAGTTTACAAGTTGATCATACCCACCAATATTTTTTCCATTGATTTTAATTTGTGGTACAGTTCTTGCAGTTGGAAACCATTCCATTAATTCTTCTCTAGTGTAGTCAGTTCCTAAAGATTTGTATGTGTGTTCAAGTTGTCTTGTCTTACACAGATTTACTGCTTTAACACAATACGGGCAACTTGGCTTTCCGAATATTTCGATCATAGTTTGAAGTCCTTAAATGTTTCCTTAGAAATGTCCTGTTTAACTCCGCCAACAATATAACTTTCAACTTCTGTTTCTTGTGGTGCTACTTGTAGTCCTGCGGAACTCAACCAGTGTTGCGTCCAAGGTAGTGGGTTAGTGTTAAGTGGGCGATCATATATTGTTTTTAGTCCAAGTGCTTTCAATCGCTTGTTAGCAATAAACTCAACGTATGCGTGTAGCAGATTTGAGTTCAATCCAATCATAGATCCGTCTTTAAACAAATAGTCTGCCCATGCTTTTTCTTCGTTAACACACTCTTTCCAAAGTTCGTATACTTCAGGCTCAAGTTCTTTTGCAATCTTTTTAAAGTCTGGATCGTCATCACCTTTTGCCCAATGCTTTAGGATGTGTGTTGAAAGATTCAAATGTGTTGCTTCGTCTCTAGCAATAAGTGAAATAATCTTTGCTGAACCTTCCATAAGTTTAAGTTCACCAAACGCAAACGTACAAGCAAACGATACATAAAAACGTAATCCTTCAAGAATGTTCACAGTCATCATTGCCTTGTACAATGCTTTTTTCACATCATAGATATCGCCTTTACCTTTATTAAAATAGTTGTTAGCAATATCATTAAACTCGTCGTAGTATTTTGTAACACTGACAGCACGTTCAATAATCTTTTCGTCATCAAGAATAGTGTCAAACACTTCACTAGGATTAGCATATACATTTTTTACAATGTGTGTATATGAACGACTGTGAATAGTTTCAAAAAAGTCCCAAGCAATAATACAACCTTCTAGTTCTGGATTAGAACAGTACGGCAAGAAACTCAAACAAGGACCGCGACCTTGTACACTGTCTAGCAGTGTTTGGTACTTTAGGTTACTCGTAAAGATGTGCTTTTGTTCATCACGTAGTTCTTGATAGTCACCTCTATCTTTTTGAAGTGAAACTTCTTCAGGACGCCAAAAATAACCAAGCATGGTTTGATTTAATTTATCATACTCCGGATACTTGAATACATCATATCGTTGTGTATTTTGATCTGCTCCAAAAAACATGTGTTCTTTGGTAAAGTCAACCTTCTCTCGGTTAAAAACTGTCTTTGTCATCTTTGCTGTCTTACCCTTTTTCTTTCCTGTCATAAATTCCTATATAGCACAAGCATCGCAGTGTTCGTCATCTTCTGTGATCGCATCACCGTTAGTGTGCCCGTTTGTACCATTAACTATAACACTATTTGTGTTTTTGTCAACCATTGTATCTTCCAATCCTTCTGGTTGAATGTGATCTTCTTCAGCACCTTTAAAGTCATAGGTATTTTGATAGTAACTTGTCTTCCAACCCATCTTGTAGGTTGTTAGCATGTCCTTCATCATAACACTCATCGGTACTTCGTTGTTTTCATACTGTAACGGATTGTATGACCAGTTGCCACTAATGGCTTGGTCAAAGAACTTCTGCATTACAGCAACGATATTTATGTAACCTTCGTTGCCTTGCATATCCCATAACAGTGTATAAAAATTCTTTAATTGATTATATTGTGGAACAATCTGCTTAAGAGGCCCTTTCTTTGACTTCTTAACGGACAAGTATCCTCTAGGTGGTTCGATTCCGTTTGTTGCATTAGACACAACGGAACTGCTCTCCGAAGGCATCTGTGCGGACAATGTGCTGTGGCGTAACCCGTGTTCCTTGATGCTAGATCTAAGAGCCTTCCAATCATGGTTTAATTTCTTTCCGACAATGTCATCAACTTCTTGCTTGTATGTATCAATAGGCATAATGCCATCACTATACTTTGTTCTATTAAAGTACTCACAAGCACCTCTTTCTTCAGCAAGTTTATTACTTGCTTTTAGTAGATAGTATTGGAAACTTTCAGTTAAGTCATGAACCAGTTTCCATGCTTCTTTATCGGCATACTTGACTTTGTGTTTTGCTAGATAATGTGCTAGGCCGATATAGCCAATACCTAATGAGCGTCGAGCCTTTGTGCTGATCTCAGCGGCTTTTACAGGATATCCTTGATATTCAATAATTTCCTCTAATGCTCGAACGGACAACTCACACAGTTCTTCAAGTTCTGAATTTTCTTTGTTTAGTGTTAGTGCGCCTACATTAATTGCTGAAAGGATACACAGAGCAATTTCACCTTCAGCATCATCAATGTGTTGAATAGGTTTAGTTGGTAGTGTAATTTCCTGACATAGGTTACTCATATAAATTGGATCTTTAAATGAACTGTGACTGTTACAGTGATCCACATTCATAATATAGATACGTCCTGTTTCAGCACGTTCTTTTAGTACTGATGAAAACAGTTCGTGTGCATCAATTTTCTTTTTGCGAATTGACGTTTTGCGTTCATACATTTCATACAGTTCTTTAAACTTGTCGTTGTCGCCTGAATAAAATGCATCATACAATCCTGGTACATCGTGTGGCGAGAAAAGAGTTATGTCTCCACCACTCAACAGTCTTTCGTACATCAACTTGTTAAGTTGAATTGAATAGTCTAGTTTACGTACACGATTGTCGTCTGTGCCTTTGTTATTTTTAAGTACTAGGATGTCTTCAATTTCATAATGCCATAATGGGAAGTGTGTAGTAGCACTACCGCCACGCACACCATTTTGTGTACAACTTCTTACTGTTGCTTCATAAACTTTTAGGAACGGAACTACACCTGTGTGTGCTACTTCTCCGCCTCGGATTTTTGAATTGATTGCTCGTACTCGTCCCGCATTGATTCCAATTCCTGCCCTTTGAGCAATGTAGTAACCGATTGCACTATTACTGCTAAAGATACTAGGAAGAGTATCATCCACATCAACAAGAACACAACTGGCAAACTGACGAATAGGAGTACGCACTCCAGCCATGACAGGGGTTGGTATGTTGACTTTAAAAAGTGAGGTCGCATCATAATATTTTTTCACGTAGTTTAGACGTGTCTCCTTTGGATATTCAGCAAACAATGTTGCCGCAATCATCATATACATGAACTGAGGAGTTTCATAAATTTGTCCACTACTTCTATCTTGACACAGATATTTGTCTACTACTTGACGAAGACCAGCATAAGTAAATTCTTCATTACGATCATGTTTGATGTAAGTGTTTAATTTTTTTAGTTCTGTTTCTGAATACTTTTCACGAATAGCAGGATCATATACACCGCGTTCAATATTAGCATCTATAATTTGAGAAAGAGTTTGGTGATCATATTGACCATATACTGTTTTATGCAATCCGTATAACAACAATCGTGCCGCGGCAAATTGATAGTTAGGTGATTCTAAACTAATTAAGTCGTTAGCACTTCGGATTAAAATGTTTTGGATTTCGTCTGTAGTCATTCCGTCGTAGAATTGTAAATCCGCATTCATTTCAATCTGTGATGCTGAAACACCTGTGAGTCCATCACATGCTTCTTCTACAACAAAATGAATTTTATCTAAATCTAATTTAACTTTACTTCCGTCTCTTTTGGTAATAAGAATTTCTTTAGATGCGTTCATAATGTTCCTCTTTCATATAATAATTTTCTATTCGC